GAAGCAGAAATGCAAAAACAAGTAACTGAGCGTTGGAAAATGGATATGCAATCCGATTCATGGCTTAGTAAAAATATAAGACCACTAGTTCTAATATTCTTAGTGGTATCAACAGTATTGCTAATATTTATTGACGCTGGAGCTATTAACTTTATAGTTGAAGCTAAGTGGACAGACTTATTACAATTAGTATTAATAACCGTGATCGGTGCTTATTTTGGTGGACGATCATTAGAAAAAGTAAAAAAATAAATTATGGGAATAAATTCAACAGAAGTCGCTTATGGCTTTGGACAAATGGGTAGTATTCATATATCAGGCACAACACTAACAACTTCAAACGGCGTTACGGCAGATCCAGGTGTTGGTGCAGGGGCTGTGTTTTGTGCGATAACATTTTTAGAGGACACTGTGTTCGCTAATTCATTAGCTGGCTTAACGCCTGATGTAGCTCAATTATACCCTGGCGGAACTGGAAGTGTTAGTTCTTCTATAGATGCTGATGGTGGAGCTATTACCGGTACTGAAAGTTTTCCAAAAGGAGTTACTATTTATGGTAGATGGACAAGCATTACACTTGCTTCTGGTAGAGTGATAGCTTACATAGGAGCCTAATGTTAGGACTAGGAAATAGCTTATCTCTTGGTGGAGCTCCTAGTGAGTTTTCAATACTTGAAACATCTCCAGAACTTTGGTGGAAATTTAATACAGGACAATCAACATCCGATCTTGATTCAGATGGCGATGCAGATGTATTATGGGTTGACCAATCAGGCAATCATATGGATGGTAAGGGAGGATTTACCACATCAATTGTTGACGCTAGGGAAGGTTCTTTTTCACATGGAGCTTGGTTAAGTGCAGATGATGCTGATTTTTTACAGGTAGGAGACGAAAGTTTGGCCCTAACGGATGATTATACTATATTTGTGGTGTTTACAAATCATAATCTAGAAGATACTATTTTGGGTGGTGATAGTGACTTCATTAGGTTTGGGTTCGGTAATGATGCTTCAAAGATAAGATTTAAACATGGTGGTACGACCACTAACTTTACTTTTGATATTAATCCTTCAACTGGAAAGAACTTATACACAATTACTAGGAATGAGGGTGACGAGATGAAAATTAGTCAAAACTCCACCACAGCCTTGTTATCCCTAACGGCTTGTGATAGCGGGGATTTTGCTGCTAAGCGTGGTCCATTTGGAAGCAAAGGTATTGATGATGGTTCGGTGTATGAACTAGTAATTTACAACAGGTCTGTTACGGCGGCGGAAACAGCTCTAATAGAAGCAGATATATTAACAAGAAATAGTTTAACAGCAGATTAATAAATAACAATTAAATTAAATTAAATAAAATGGCAACAAAAACAAAGGGCACTAATGCGAAGATTAAAGAATTAAAAGGTATCAAACCTGAGAAAATTACTACTGAACAGTTAGAAAAAGTTCAAGGTGTAATTAATAGTATCAATAGAGCGCAGCTAGAATTAGGAGCAATGGAACTCAAAAAACACGAGATGATGCATAACATGGCTAGTCTTAAGGACGGTTTAATATCATTACAATCCGAGTTTGAAAAAGAGTATGGTACTTTTGATATTAATATCCAAGATGGCACGGTAAATTACGGAGACGATGTCAAAGCTGATTCGTAAAATAAGTATCGGTAAGGATTATAAGAGTGACGCTATGCACTATGCCGTGGGGCAAGAAGTATATGGTGGTCATACTATCTGCGATATAATAGAGGGAGATGATAAATTCTCTGTCTATATTAAAAAGAAAAATGATGTATTGCCCTGGAAAGATTTCAATAAGAACATGGCGGTATCTGTAGAATATAATCTCGAATACTAATGAAGAGCGTTTACAACTTTGTTGTAAAGCCAAAAGGAGAAAGATATAACAATACCAAAAAACTAGATGGTGGGGAGTTAATCCTTAACACGGAGATATTCAACCATCAGTATGTTAATAGAGAAGCAGAGGTTATATCAACTCCTATTATTGGCGATACAGACATAAAGCCAGGTGATACAGTTATAGTACACCATAATGTATTTCGTAGATGGCACAACGTAAAAGGTGTTGAAAAGAATAGTAGAAGCTATTTCAATGAAGACACTTACTTTATAAACCACGATCAAATCTTTTTGTACAAACAAGATGATAAGTGGATAGCTCCAAAAGGATATTGTTTTGTAATACCCTTAAAAGCTACAGATCAGTTTAATACCCAATCCGAAAAACCACTACAAGGCATTGTCAAATATTCTGATGGTACGGTTGGGGTAAACGATTTAGTCGGGTTTAATCCCGGTGGGGAATATGAGTTTGTCGTTGATGGCGAGAGACTATTTCGAGTTTTATCAAATTTAATTACAATCAAATATGAACATCAAGGAAACGAAGAGGAGTATAATCCAAGCTGGGCACAAAGCAGTTGAAGAGTTGATTAAAGTAGCTAAAGAAGCTATTGTCACTGACTCTGAAGATGACTTAACAGCTGATAAACTTAAGAATGCCGCAGCATCTAAAAAACTAGCTATATTTGACGCATTTGAGATACTTAACAGAATTGAAGAAGAAGAAAACTTGCTTGAGGGTAAAACACCTGAAAAGGCAGAGGAAAAAACTTTTAAAGGATTCGCAGAAGGTAGATCTAAATAATGTACGAGCAAAGTTTAGTTAAGACGGTTGAACCAATAAAGAAAACCACTATTTCCAGAATGAACAAAGGAAAGAAATGGAAGTATGGTTACAACAAAGAACAGGACTTAATAGTCCTCTCGCGTACTGGTCAGATAGGAGAAATCATAGAAATACAAAACCTAGTCATTGCCTTACCTAAGGTGCCTAAGGATGTGTATAAGGACCCGAAAGATAAATGGGTTAAGTTTACTCAACCAAAGGAGTTAGAGCGCTTAAAGAACATCTTTGATTGGCGCGCGTATCCAGAGGATCAAAAGGAACAATGGTATGATTATATAGATGAAGAGTTTAGAAGAAGGGAGGAGGGTTTTTGGTTTACAAACAATGGTAAACCAACCTGGATGCCAGGAACACACTACATGTACCTACAATGGAGTAAGATTGATGTGGGTGCTCCGGATTTTAGAGAAGCAAATAGATTGTTCTTTATATTCTGGGAAGCTTGTAAGGCGGACAAAAGGTGCTACGGAATGTGCTACCTTAAGAATAGAAGATCTGGATTTTCTTTTATGTCGTCTGCAGAAACCGTTAACTTAGCCACCCTTGCAGGTGATAGTAGATTTGGAGTATTATCCAAAACAGGTGCGGATGCAAAGAAGATGTTTACTGATAAAATCGTACCAATTAGCATAAACTATCCGTTTTTCTTCAAACCGATACAAGATGGTATGGATCGTCCAAAAACAGAACTTGCGTATAGAGTGCCATCCACAAGGTTTACTAGAAAGAAAATAACAGCAAACGAAAAGATAGAGGATCTAGAAGGATTGGATACAACGATTGACTGGAAGAATACTGGAGACAATAGTTATGATGGTGAAAAACTAGCATTACTAGTGCATGATGAGGCTGGTAAGTGGGAAAGACCTGAAAACATATTAAACAACTGGAGAGTTACAAAAACTTGTTTAAGATTAGGATCAAGGATTATCGGTAAGTGTATGATGGGATCAACATCAAACGCTTTAGATAAAGGAGGTGAGAACTTTAAAAAATTATACAATGCTTCAGACGTTACAAAACGAAACAGAAATGGTCAGACAAAGTCTGGTTTATACTCTTTGTTTATCCCAATGGAATGGAACTATGAAGGATTTATTGATGAGCACGGAGTTCCAGTTTTCACTACTCCTGATGTCGATCGGTTCGACCCAAGCGGTGAATTAATAGATGTAGGTGTAATAGATAACTGGCAGAATGAAGTTGATGGTTTAAAATCAGACCACGATGGATTAAATGAATTCTACCGTCAGTTCCCAAGAACAACAGAACACGCGTTTAGAGACGAGAGTAAGAATTCTATCTTTAATCTCGTGAAGATATACGAGCAAATTGATTATAACGAAGAGATGTCTAGAACATTAGGAATTACTCAAGGTAATTTTCAGTGGGTTAACGGTGTTAAGGATTCACAGGTGATATTTTATCCAGATAAAAAGGGTAGATTTAAAGTAAGCTGGGTTCCACCTCAACAAATACAAAACAACGTTGTACTTAAAAACGGTATAAAACATCCCGGTAACGAACACATGGGGGCTTTTGGTTGTGATAGTTACGATATATCAGGAACGGTGGATGGAGTTGGATCTAAAGGAGCTTTACACGGTTTAACCAGGTTTAGCATGGAAGACGCCCCAGCTAATAGTTTCTTTTTAGAATACTTATCTAGACCACCAACAGCAGAGATGTTCTTTGAAGACGTTCTAATGGCTTTAGTGTTTTATGGGATGCCAATATTAGCAGAGAACAATAAACCTCGTCTATTGTACTATTTAAGACGAAGAGGATATAGAGGGTTTAGCATGAACAGACCTGATAAGATATGGAATAAATTATCTGTAGCGGAAAAAGAAGTTGGTGGAATTCCTAACTCTAGTGAAGACATAAAACAAGCTCACGCCGCTGCGATTGAAATGTATATACAAGATCACGTTGGAATGAAGCAAGATGGAACGTTTGGCGATTTGTATTTCAATGAACTACTAAACGATTGGAGTAGATTTGATATAAATAAAAGAACAAAGCATGATGCGTCAATAAGTTCTGGTTTAGCTATTATGGCGAACAACAGGCATTTATATGCACCAAACGCTAAAGTAGAAAAACCGAAGTTAAATATAAGTATTTCTAAGTATAGTAATACTGGAAATAATTCACAAATAATCAAATAATAAATATGGCAGAGTCTGGCATTAAAAATTATTTTCCAAGTCAAACCGTAAGTGACGCTGAAAAGCTAAGCTATGAGTATGGGTTAAAAGTTGGTAAAGCAATTGGACAAGAATGGTTTAATAACAACAGGGGTTCTAGTAAACACAGAACTGGGCAAAATAATTTTCATAACTTAAGGTTGTACGCTAGAGGCGAACAGTCTACTCAAAAATATAAGGATGAGTTATCTATAAACGGTGATTTGTCCTATTTAAATTTAGATTGGAAACCAGTTCCAATTATACCTAAATTTGTGGATATAGTTGTAAATGGTATTGCCGAAAGGACATACGACATAAAGGCTTACTCACAAGACCCGTTTGGAGTAGCTAAGAGAACAGAATACATGGAGTCCATGTTAGGAGATATGGAAACACAAGAGATGGCTGATTTTGCGATGAAATCGTTTCAAATAAATCTCCTTGAAAACGATAAAAACTCTTTACCAGAGACAGAAGAAGAACTAAGTCTACACATGCAAATGACTTACAAGCAGTCGGTTGAGATAGCTGAGGAACAAGCTTTAAACGTTTTGTTTGAAGGTAGTAATTACGAGTTAATCAAGAAGAGGTTTTACTATGATTTAGCCGTTCTCGGTATCGGAGCTACTAAAACAACATTCAACACGTCGGAGGGTGTTGTTATTGATTATGTTGATCCAGCCAACTTAGTGTATTCCCATACTGATTCCCCTTATTTTGACGACATATATTATGTGGGTGAGGTAAAAACCATCCCGGTAAATGAACTCGCTAAACAGTTTCCTCACTTAACAGAGAGTGATCTTGAGGAGATAATGAGTAGTAAGTCAACACAATCGTCCTACAAGACCAACGAGGGAGATAACAATATGATTCAAGTCTTATACTTTAATTACAAGACTTATATGAACGAGGTATACAAAATGAAAGAAACCGCTAGTGGTGCTGATAAGGTTATACCTAAAGATGATTCTTTTAACCCTCCAGAAGGGAAAGAAGGGGAATATAATAAAATGATGAGATCTATAGAGTGCTTATATGACGGGGCCATGATTGTCGGTACTGATAGATTGCTAAAGTGGGAGATGGCAAGAAACATGATGAGGCCAAAAAGTGATTTCACTAAGGTAAGAATGAATTACTCTATAGTCGCGCCTAGAATGTACAATGGTAAAATAGAATCATTAGTCAGTAGGATAACTGGTTTTGCCGACATGATTCAGTTAACTCATTTAAAGCTTCAACAGGTGTTATCAAGAATGGTTCCTGATGGGGTTTACTTAGATGCTGATGGTTTAGCTGAAATTGATTTAGGTAATGGGACAAATTATAGCCCACAAGAAGCTTTGAACATGTTCTTCCAGACGGGTTCTGTTATTGGTAGGAGCTTTACCTCGGATGGTGATATGAATCCAGGTAAAATCCCAATTCAGGAACTTACATCTGGATCTGGTGGAAATAAAATGCAAGCCCTTATAGGTAACTACAACTACTACATGCAAATGATAAGGGACGCTACTGGTCTTAATGAAGCGAGAGATGGTAGTACTCCAGATAAGAATGCTTTGGTAGGGGTTCAAAAACTTGCCGCAGCAAATTCTAATACGGCTACTAGACACATATTGCAAGCTGGGTTATATTTGACCGCATCTACAGCTGAGTGTTTATCACTTAGAATATCTGACATTATCGAACACTCACCAACTAAAGACGCTTTTATCCAAGCTATAGGCGCTCACAACGTCGCTACAATAGAAGAGATGTCAGAGTTACATCTTTATGATTTTGGAATATTCTTAGAGTTAATGCCAGATGAAGAGGAAAAACAGATGTTAGAGAACAATATCCAAATGGCATTACAACAAAAAAGTATAGAACTAGAAGATGCTATTGATCTACGGGACGTAAGAAATGTGAAGTTAGCTAATCAACTTTTAAAGATACGTAGAAAAAAGAAAGAAGACAAAGATAGAAAACTTCAAATGGAGAATATCCAAGCGCAAACAAAGTCTAATACAGAGTCAGCACAAGCGGCTGCTCAAGCTGAGGTTCAAAAAGAACAAGCGTTATCACAAACCAGAGGCCAGTTAGAACAAATGAAATCTGGTTTAGAGATACAAAAGCTAACTAAGGAAGCAGAGCTTAAGAAAGAATTAATGGCGCTAGAATTTCATTTCAACATGCAACTTAGGGGAATTGAGGTTGATGGGGTGAAGGATAGAGAGAAGCAAAAGGAAGATCGTAAAGATGAAAGAACAAAGATACAAGCAACACAACAATCAGAGATGATTGAACAAAGAAATAGTGGAAAACCACCTAAAAACTTTGAGTCCGCGGGTAATGATATACTAGGTGGAGGATTTGATTTAGGCTCGTTTGAACCTAGTTAGAATTTATTAATTATTATTATATTATATTATGGAAGAAGAAAATGAAAAAGTAGTTGAGGAAACTACACAAGACCAAGTGGGGCAAGAACCTGTAGTTGAAACCCCTCCAGTAGACGAATCTAAATTTGACAGTGCCGGGAACGACAGTGTTATTAAGATTGATTTGGACAAACCAGTAGTCGAAGAGGAGGTTAAAACTGA